CAGTACGACACCAACGCAACTTACACGATCGCGTTCTCGCTGATATTCGTGGGGAACATCGCGGGCGGCGATTCGTGGGCGCGGGTTGCCAGCGGATGGAATAGGCTGGACGTTCTGGGGGTGTCAAAACGGCGCTATAACAGCAAGGCGGTAGGGCGCGGCTTTCGGCCTGGCGATGGGTTTTTACACTACAGCACGGGCGAGGGGTTAGTGATAGCGCGCAAGCGCAATAAACACGGGGAACAGGTGTATCACCTGCGCGATATGCGCTCAGCAGAGCGCATAATACTAACAGAGGGTATCCGCACCGCCGAGCGCGAACTGCGCTGGCGGCGCAATTCATACTGTGCACGAAAGGGAGACAAATAACCATGCGAAGAGACTACTTGACGATTGTGTTGGGGATGGCTTTTATGGGCGGTGCAGTTACGGGCCTCGTGATATACGTGGGAAACCTATTCGTGCCGCAGCCAGTGATTGTGGCAGCAGCGCCGACGGACACACTACCAGCGCCGAAAGCGGTTACGGTGGTCGCGCCCACAGCCACGATAGCGCCCACGGCAGCACCTACGCCGACAGCGGAGCCGGTATTACGGGCGAGACTGTCGCACTACTGGCCTGCTTGGGGAGGTACTAATTGCTTTCCTGCCAATTGGACTGGCACAGAATGCACCACATACTTGACCGATGGCCGCATCTCAGAGCATTGGACTTATTGGGAAAATATCGGCGTGGCCTGCCCGGTGCGATTTGCGCTTGGCACGAAGTTCAAGATCGACGGCTTCGGCTCTGGCATATGGACGTGCGTTGACCGCGGTGGGGCCATAAACGTTCTCAACGACGAGGAACAGACGTTCTTTCTAGACCTACTGACGCGAGAGCAGCCCTATATCCCACCGAGCGAGGCTGAGGTAATATATGACCAGCACAGCCCCCACGGTTCGCTGGTGGTGACGGTCACGATAATGGATTAGGCATTGACAACAAAAGAGAAATCTGGTACAACGGACAAGAATATCAACGTGCTTATGCGAGCCATCCGGCGCGCGTTGCTGCTGGCGGTGTCTGCGATAGACACGTTCCTAGCGGCAAGCCCCCCGGCTGAGGAGCAGAGCACCACAGAATAAACACTAAAAGCCCCCCTGGGCTGACCAGCGCGGCAACCGTACAAGCGGATTGTCGCGCTTTTCATTTAAGGAGATCACACCATGAAATTTCAAGCGATATTGAGAAGCAGAAAATTCTGGGTTTTGGTGACATCGCTAGTGGCTGTGGCCGCTGGCTATTTTCAAGGACAGATCGATATGTGGCAGGCCATTCAGAGTGCAGTGGGCGCAGGCGCTGCGTACAGCGTGGCGACGGGAATAGAGAGTGGGTTGCACAAGAGTGGCTGACTGACAATGGACGCATGAAAACGATCAGCTTAAATGCTGACAATAGACACGGTGACGGCAGCGTTGTGCGCTGTGGTTATCGTGTACGCATTCTATTTGGGCGCGCGCGTGGATGCGCTATTTCGTGACATCCACGAACGGAACAAACGGCGCTAAACGCATCGGCAAGATTGCTGACCTGAAGCCGGACAGCAAGAATGCCAACCTGGGAACGCAACGCGGGCGCGGCCTGCTGGAGAAGAGCCTGCGGCAATACGGCGCGGGGCGTTCTGTGCTGGCAGATCGTGAGGGCAACCTCATTGCCGGAAATAAAACAGTAGACGTAGCAGCCGAGATCGACCTGCCTGTTCGCGTGGTTCAGACTGACGGGAACGAGCTGGTAGTGGTTCAGCGCACCGACCTCGACATTGACAGCAGCGAAGGGCGCGGGCTGGCGATAGCAGATAACCGCACCGGCGAGACGGGGCTGGAGTGGGATACAGAGGCGCTGCTTGACCTGTCGGCTAATGGTATCGTTGATCTTGAGGAGTTCTGGAAGCCGGGAGAGTTGGAGGAGCTGCTGGAGATTCGGCCACAGGACACAGACTGGGACGACGCCTTTTCTACACTCTCAGAAGAGGATCGCGCGCCATTTCAGCAGATGAAGTTTGTTCTCCACGACGACCAGGTGGCGATAGTAAAGAATGCGCTGGAAGCAGCAAAGGCATCAGGCGCGTTCAACGGCGAAAACAAAAACAATAACGGAAATGCTCTAGCGAGAGTTTGCGATGCGTTTGTGGAGGCAAATGGGCGCGGCTAAAGAAATCCTGTTGCGGCCCATATCGGCCAGTCGTGCCAGAGCATTTATACGGCGCTTTCATTATTCGGGAAAGGCGGTAAACAGTCAAATGCACATGGGGGTATTTTATCACGGGAGGATGGAGGGAGCACTTCAGTTTGGCCCGTCATTAGACCAACGGAAAGCATCGGGGTTGGTGGCCGGGACAGGATGGCACGAGTTCATCGAACTAAACCGTATGGCCTTCACCGACACGTTGCCGCGCAACAGTGAGAGTCGGGCGCTGGCTGTTGCGATGCGATTGTTGCGGAGTCATGCTCCGCAAGTGAAGTGGGTGTTGTCTTATGCAGACGCGACGCAATGCGGCGACGGCACGATATACAGAGCAAGCGGTTTTGTGCTCACTAGTATTAAAACCAGTAGAGACCTCTGGAGACTTCCGGGCGGCTGTGTGCGTCACACGATGAGTATGAAGCCGACAGTAAACAAGCGGGTGGCTGCGCGGTTTGGCGGTTCTGGAGCACTGAAAGTAGCGGCGCAACTTGGAGCCGAAAGACTGGTGGGTCATCAATTGCGGTACATCTATTTTCTTGACCCATCTTATCGGGGGCGCTTGACCGTGCCAGAGATTCCGTTTTCCGAAATCGCAGCACGAGGCGCTGGGATGTACAAGGGGGAGAAGAGGGAATACGCGGTCATCTGATAGTAGAACCTGCGCGACCAGCGCGGGCGTGGCGGTGCAACTCCGACCTGACCGCTCCAATATTATCGCAGGGGTTAATCCTGCTTGAGGCACTTTACACATTTGACATAAAATGGCGCGACTGAATGGCTGGAAACCGACGTTTATTGAGGCACTCCGCAAGAGCGGAAATGTGCGCGCATCATGTCAGGCGGCAGGCATAACCAGGCAGGCGGCGTATCATGCGCGGGGCAAGTTGCCGACATTCGCTGAAGCCTGGGATCACGCACTGGCCGACGCGGTGGACGTTCTGGAGATGACTGCTTGGAGACGGGCGCAGGAGTACAGCGACGGACTCATCAAGTTCCTGCTGAAGGCACACCGTCGCGAGCTTTACGGCGACCACATGCGCCAGGAGATCAGCGGCAGGGATGGCGCGGCTATCGAGCTAGTGGTGAACTGGGACGGCGACAACGATGACAGTTAGACTGGACGCTAAACCGCACGTAGGCCAACAGAAGGTACACGGGCATCCGGCCCGTTTTCGCGTTCTGGCAGGTGGCCGCCGCTGGGGAAAAACGCGTCTGGGCGTATACGAATCGATGGAGACAGCGTTCGATGGTGGCCGCGCGTGGTGGGTTGCACCGAGCTACAAGATGGGCGCAGTGGGCTGGCGCCCCATATCGCGCATCGGCGCATCCATTCCGGGCGCAGAAGTGCGCCACACCGAGCGGCTGGTTACTATGCCGAACGGTGGCACGGTGCAGGTACGATCAGCTGATGAGCCGGACAGCCTGCGCGGGGAGGGGCTGGACTACTGCGTGATGGACGAGTGCGCATTCATGAGTGAACGCGCGTGGTCAGAGAGCATCCGGCCCAGCCTGAGCGATAGGGGCGGCACTGCGCTGTTCATCTCAACCCCTTCGGGCCGTAACTGGTTCTGGCGCTTGCACCAGCGCGGGCAGGAGGATGGCGGCGACTGGAAGGCGTTCAGTTTTCCCACCAGCGATAACCCGCACATCCCAGCAGATGAGATCGAGGCGGCCCGCCATGATATGCCAGAGCGCATATTCGCTCAAGAGTACGAGGCGCAGTTCCTGGAGGATGGCGGCGGAGTGTTCCGGCGTGTTCTAGATGCGGTGAACGGCGACACCGTGCCGGATAGCGGTCAGTATGTTATAGGATGCGACTGGGGCCGCACCAACGACGCGACGGTATTCTGCGTGGTGGAGATCAACAGCGGCTGTGTGGTGGAATTGGACAGAATGGTACGTACCGACTACCAGACGCAGGTGAGCCGCCTGCACGCGCTCTGGGGGCGCTATCCTGGCGCGGAGATCATAGCTGAAACTAACGCTATGGGTGGCCCGATTGTCGAGGCGTTGCAGAATGCCGGACTGCCGGTCACGCCATTCACCACGACCAACCAGAGCAAGCAGCAGATCGTTGACGGGCTGGCCCTGGGGTTCGAGCGGGGCGATATCCATATCCCACGCGACCCCACGCTGATCGGTGAGCTGCAGGCGTATGAGAGCAAGAGACTAACGAGTGGCGCAATGCGGTACAGCGCGCCGGAGGGAATGCACGACGACACAGTAATGGCGCTGGCGCTGGCCTGGAGTGCGCGACAGGACGCTGGCCCGCTGGTTCTGATGCAGGTGTGAGGAAAATATAATGGCAGGATTACGCACTAAAACAATATTGGAAGAAGGGGCGCTCAAGGCTATAGTCGGCATTCCGGGTTGGGCTCAAGGCTTCAACGAGACAGCCGCGGGTAGTGCCAACGACCCCGTGAGCGCGTGGGCAACCGTGCCGTTGCTGTACCGGGCGGTGAGCCTGCGGGCGAGTAGTCTAAGCAGCGTTCCATTCGTGGTATTCAAGGGCGACCAGGAAGTAGACTGGCCGCTAGAGCCAGATTTGCAGTCCATCATTTACGCGCTGGAGCTGGGGCTGTTATTGACCGGCGCGGCCTATGGGTTGAAGCAGTACGTGGGGCGCTTGATGACTTCTGTTCAGGTGTTGAACCCAACGACTGTCACCTGGTCGCACAAGCGCGGCGAGGATCACTTCACCCAGCGGGTGGGCAGTCAGACGTATGGCCCGTGGGGGCCCGATATGGTTATGGCACTCCGCGAACCATCAATGACCGCTGATACAGGCGCGGGGCTTGCTCCGGCGCAGGTGGCGCTACAGGCATCGAAGCTGCGGTTCAACATGGACGAGTTCGCGAGCCAATTCTTCGCCAATGGCGCCCAACCGCAGACGCTGATTACAACTACAGGCAATCCCGGCACCGTGGAAATGGAGCGGGCGCAGAACTTCTTCCGGCGCAGAATGTCAGGCGTGGGCAATGCTTGGCGCGCCCTGTTCCTACGCGGCGATCTAAAGATAACCACACTCACACCAGAGCTAAAGAGCATGGGCATGAAGGAGCTGGCCGCCCATGTCGCGTTGGACATCGGCGCGGCGCTTGGGGTTCCGAGATCCGTTTTAGAATCGGACGCCGCCAATTACGCCACGAGCCAGACGGACATGCAATCGTTCTGGCACATGACCATCCGTCCAAGGCTACCGATGTATGAGAACGCGATAAACATGCAGCTCTTAGCTGGAACAGATTACACCCTCCAGTTCGCACCGGAACAGCTTGACGTATTCCAGGAAGACGAAACCATCCGCGCCGCATCGCTGTTGCAGTTGGTGCAGGCCGGTGTGCCGCTGGATGACGCAATGCTGATGCTGGGCTATGACCCCATCGAGAACAGGCCAGAGCCAGAGGCCGAGCAGGTGGTGGAAGAGGAACCCGAAGACGCGCTGGTGGAGAGCGAGCTGGCGACCTGGCAGCGGTACGCGCTGCGCAACCTGAGCAAGAACGGCAAGAGCCGCCCATTCGTGGCCGAGCATATCCCGGCGTATGTGGTGCATGAGATCGACAGCAGACTGGCGCAGGCGCAATCGCCTGACGAGGTGAGAGCGGCATTCGTGCCGCGTAAATTTCTGGGCTGGGAAAGCTACCCTTGACAGTAAACTGCCTTACGTGCGCGATGGTGCAGACCGGCAGCGCATGGCAATTGAGCGCGCGGGTATCAGGCGCATTGCCGAAGCATTGGAGAAACAGTTACGCCTTGCTATCCCGAACGCCGAGAGCGTGGACGGGGCTGTTGAGCGGCTAGGGCTGGGCGAGAAGGAACTAGAGGATGCAATCTTGGAGATGATCAACAACGCGGTGCTGTTGGGGCAGGACATAGGGCGCAGTCAGATCAATGCTATTTATGGCGTGGAGAAGCAGTTCGAGGGCGTTGATTGGGAGGCGTTGGCCGGAGATGCTATCACTTGGGCCACCGGGCACGCGCGCGATCTGGTCGTGGAACTACAGCAGACTAGCCGCGAAACATTGCGGAAGGGCATCACTCAATGGACTGGCACCGGTGCAGGCGTGGGCGCGTTGTTCGCCACGCTGGAAAAGATGGGCTTCGGTTTCGACAGGCGCAGGGCGCGCTTGATCGCTGAGACAGAAGTGACTAACGCATTCGCGAAGGGCGAAGTGATGGCATGGGAGAACAGCGACGTGGTGGTGGGCAAGGAATGGCGAACCGCGAACGATGAGCGCGTCTGCCCGATATGCGCGCCGCTGGGTGGCATCCGTTTCGGATCAGAGGGTGCAGAGCCAGCCAGTATCTCAGACCAGCTCCGACGCGCAGAGCAGACGGGCCTGGGCGACCAATTCACCCATCCGGGCGGCAGGTCTGCAGCGGGCGGCTTCGCAGGACAGCGGTTCGACAGGCCGCCAGCACATCCAAATTGCAGGTGCTGGCTAGTGCCAGTAACGAGGATGCGATGAGCGAGATTAGTCTGAGTGTGGAGGGCATGCCGGAGCTGCAGAAAAAACTAGAAAAGGTAGGTGGTCTTAAGGCGCTGATGCCTGTATTTGAGACACAAGGGCATGACATACATAACATCGCAGGCACTTATCCCAAAAAGCCACCAGATAGTAAATACAAGCGCACTTATGTACTCGCAAACAGTTGGAGTAGTAAAGCGTTTTTGAGCAAAGGAAAGGTGGGCGTGCGCGTGAAGAACAGGGCATCGCGCAGGGGTAGACCATACGCTGTGTATGTAATGGGGCCAAAGCGAGGCCACAGATTTGCTGGCGGTGCGGGCTATAGGCAAGCAGAGGTACATGCAGGGCGCTGGCCAACGTTAGCTGGAATAGCAGAGAAGAGAACAAAAAATACAATGAAAGAAATACAAGACAAGATCGATCAGATACTCAAGGAGTGAACCATGCCATACGAAATGCGCCAGAATGACGACGGGAAATACTGCGTCTGGA